CTATGTAACGAAATGTTGAGTTGCTTTTTTAGAGTCAAATTTAGTACGTTGTGTACTGTAGTTTCCTTTTTCTGCTCTAACTTCAACCCCATGAATTACGGCATAGGCAAGCTCCAACTCGTCATCAAACATTTGCCCTGCGAGTTCATCTTTTTTTAAATGCTGCCACTCCAATTCAATTGGGTTCATTTCAGAGCAATATTTAGGCAAAAAGAAGATGTGTAAGCCCTGGCTTTCCCACTTCGACCATAACTGTTGAACTTCCTTGCATCTATGTATTGGACCATTATCTTGTACTATTACTCGGATGCGCCCAACAGCTTCCGCTTCTTCCGCTTCTTGCTCCATCATCTGGATATAAGATTTTCTGCCAACTCCGCCAATAACCAAACCGTAAACAAAACTGATCAAAGGTTGAAAAAATCCGATAATACTTAATCTACGACCACGACGCTGCGTTTGTTCTAAGCGTTTTTGCTCACCTCGTTGGTAATAGGTATAACTTGGGTCACTCCATACACAAAATCCTGATTCATCCAAATACTTCAGGTCTATTTCTCCAGTGGCTGCCGCCAATTCCAACATATCTAGGTCGGCTTGCTTTATTTCTTTGGCTTTTGAGTCCTGTTTCCCTTTGTGACTTTTCCTTGCTCGTTTCCAAATGACCCCCTTTTTTTGCGAAGCTCGCCACAGGGAGTACTCCCCGTGGCAGACTTCCTTCGCGAGTACCCGTCTTAATCTGTCAGGACTCAGTTGAATTTGGCGATAGCGAAGCGCTGACTTGTCAGTTCGCTCTCTAACTTTTGAGCTAATTGAAGACTGTTATATGTACGTGGTTCTTTTTTGAGGCATGTTGACGGAACATTTCCTATCACGATGAACTCACGATCCACTACGTTGCTGGGCAGATTCTCAACAAGCGATCGCCTCACTGAACTTTGGAGTTGAATGCCGCCGACCGGAGCATAAGGTCGCACTCCTAGAGATGGATCGCGCTCTAAATAATCAATATCAGCAGCCGTGTATGGTTGTTGCCCCTCGATTTGCAGCATCGCCACTGCAAAAACTTGAGCGTAATACCAAATACCGTCCTCCACTTTCAAAAATCCTTCTTGGACTGGATAGCATTTTCCCAGTGGCCCCTTGAGAGGAATTAGCCCAGTCATGGCATAACGCACCATATCCAGCAATGGATATGCACCTCTGTGTGTCCGCAAATCTTTTAGTTGCAGAGACAGTTCAAACTCGGCAATCACCTCACAAGTCACCGGCTCCACTGAAGTTAAGCGATGTCTTGAGCGCTTGTACCCAATCAAAATCATGCCCTTACGCCCAGGCTTGGGTTGTTGGTCGCTATCACCTGGAAATGGAGCAATTGTCACTTCAAAGGGTGCCAAAATTGCCTGAACTCTTTTGAATATGGCATTTTCAGCTTCAGCGAGCATTTTTTACCAACCCCCCAAGGTTTCGTTTGTCCACACTCGTCCAGGGGACTGAAATAGCACCACATCTCCCACCCCCGTACCTCCTGAACCCACACTTCCATTTGTACCCTCTTGAATACCAGGAAGGCTGGCTTTGTTGGCTGCCACATCCTTGAGATAGTAAAAAACCAAGTCTCGCCGGCGAGTTACCTCTTCCCTTGGTTTGTCCTTGTCGAGGATATATCTTGCGACATCACACGTATAGTTCCTGATTACCGCTGGAACTACCGCTAACGGTGTGCGGTAACGAGTTTCGAGGTAAGAATCAAGCTGTGCCTGAGCGTCCTCGATTGCTCGTGTTACCACCTCCGTATTGATGGTGGTTGCATCAGGATAGTCGAGGTTTGATAGCTCAATAATTTCGGCTTCTGAGAAAGCTGAAATCATGTCGGCAGGTGTAGCGTATGTCATGTTTGTTTCTAAGTAGTCGTTGATAAATTTTTCAACGAATTACTCATCTCCGCTTTTAATTTGCTGAATGCGTCGGTTAAGTGCGCGTCGAACCGTTATTCGCGATTCGTTTTTCATCCACTCTGCAAGCTTTTCAGCATCGTGAGTTGATTCGATTGTTTTTTCGGCTTCTTCTGCCGAAAGTTGCGATAGGGACGATGCTGCCACTGGCTTGATTTCAGCTACGGTACCTACAATCTCAATTGCGCCCCATTTTTCGTATTGAGGAAAATCGGGGTGTGCTTTAAGTGCTGCAATATCGTCTGCACTCAAATGGTTATTGGTTCCTGGTTTGAGCGCAATCGTGTCGAAGAAAACATTGCCACTGCGCGGTGGGAACGCTTTGTTAGGAAAATAAAGAATTTTCTGCATTATGCCACCTTCGTCACGTCTGAGTAGCGGAAAGCACCGGGGTAGTTGATAATAGTCTGCGTGGTGCAGCTAAACATTGGATACACCCTACGACCGTCTTTCACCGTCACCCAGTCGTTGGACATCAACTGCGGCAACTCGATGTGACGCTCAACTACATCAGGGTCTTTGGTGTAAAAAATGATGCGGTCTTTGTTCGTACCGCCCGCTTGTACGCCCCGCGCTTCGAGGTTTGCAGAGTCGCATTCTAAGCACTTCATGATATTGAAGTTTACGCCTTCTTGTGAAAGCGCTTCCTTGATGTAGGTAAGCACGGTCATCGAAGTGTTGGGAATGCGCTTACGAATAAGCTGGAAGTACAAGCCACTTGGAATCAACACATCCATCGGCATTTCAACGTTGTTTGAGTTGCGGTGTGCTGCTTTTAACTCATCGACAAAAAAGCCTTGGAGGTCGTCTTCTGTCGCAGTATTAGGGTTGAAAGAGCTGTTATTAAGCGCGACAGCGGCATTGTTTACAAAGCCCGTCACGCCCAATCGCGCATCCCCGTAAGCCGCAATTCGGTTGTGCCGTTCGGCGATTGACCGACGTGCCAACTTCATTTTGCGGTCGAGAATTTGAGTATTTTTGTTAGCAAATTCGTAGGCACGTTCCTGCTGAAATGTGAAGGAAAATCCGCTGGCAATCATGAAAGTTTTGTAACGGTCTTCGGATGCCGAAATATCCACAATTGGGATGTCAAATGCGCCATCACCAATGATATCTGCATCGCCGACTTCGTCCACGGTGTCGCGTACCACTTCAGCGGCACCGGGTTCCAAGTCAGCGATTGTGGGGATTACCGAACCGTTTTCAAAGTATAGTTCGCGGTAGCGTCTTCCTAATATATTTGGAAGGTGTTGTTCCAGCGCACGATATAAAAATAATCCACCTGTTGCCATATTTTTCTTATTAAGTAAAAGTTAAAAAAAGAATTAAGCCAAATTTATCGACAAAGGCACAACACTGCCAGCAATGCCTGATTTTAGATATCGAGCAGTCGGAACTTGAATCGCCCGGTTAGTGTCGATATCAGCGCCTTCTTTCTCCAGCAAATCCATCACCTTGCGTCCTAGCCATTCGAGTTTGGATTCGGTTTCGGGGTCAAGAGTTTCGGCTTGATATACAGGTGGCTGATTGATTAGCCAGCTTGGAACAATTCGGTCGGCTGTTTCCAAGTCATGTTCGGCAATGAACCACTCCCGCAAGTTGCGGAATACAGTCATTTCTTCACCACTGCAAAATTCCACCACTCCCTCTTTCCCCTCAGCAAAAGCCACCGATTTCAGTCCTTTTACTGCTGGTGCCATGCCACCCAAAAACCCCACATGCCGCAGATAATAGCTGCCGGGATTAGGGTTAGCGCTGGAGTCTGGGGAGTAAAAAGAGGCAGAAATTTTCTTGTAGCAACCGGCCCGCACCGCTTCTTGGAAATCAGTGTCAACTTGGTTAAGCTTGGCTATCAGCTTATTACCTTCACGTCGCACTGATTCCACCCAACCGTAAGCAGGAGAATTATCGCGGGGGTGTCCTACGACTGCGGGTGCGTCAAAAAGGGTGGGGTTATATGAAGAAGCGATCGCATCCAGTTCTGAGGTCGAAAAAACCAAATCCGCACCATTGGAGCTAGTGTGCTTCCCGGCTGCAAAAATTTCTATTTCATGGCTGTCACCTAATTGGGTCATTGGGGTCAGAACTGCTCGCAAAGATGCCCCTACAATTCCCCAATAAAAAATCTCGGTGATTCACACCACCGAGACAAGAATTCACTCTTTACGTCAGATTCATTGTTCCCTATAAGTTCAGATAATCAAGCAGTATTTCTCCCAGTTCCTGTTTATCACCTTCAGAAGCTCCTAAAAAGGGGCGTGCAGGTAAATTACGCCGTTGATAACCGTACTGTTGAGCGCGAGCGTACACCGGATTACACCCTGCTACTACTTGAGTGCCATCAGCGCGATAAGTGATAGAAGCCCGCAGCCGCCCTGATTCGGTGAGTATTCTTGTCCCCCGCTTGCGTTTTCTGTAAGCAGCAGACAACGGTGCCCAAGCCACACCGTCAGGGTCATGCTCTCCCTTGAAATTGTCTTCAGCCCGTCGCATCATGTATTCGCCCATTGAGGCAAAGGCAGGACGCAGATTGTGTAACCGCTCTTCGATTTGTTGCAGTCCGTGGCGAGCTACTAGGTCATTGAGTGTAATAATTATGTCAGTCATAATGGTCACTTGACAATAGCGACATCACGAGAATTCCCACGGGTCAAGCTAGAGGTAATGCGCGAGTCTCCTCACGGGCAAAGCCAACTAGAGCAAGAGTAGCCAAGAGTTTGGATGCTCCCGAGCGCGAACCCACACTTATTATCGCCTAAAACTACCACCCTCTATACATTACAGCGATCTTATGAGATAATTATTGTATAAAATATGGCTTCGCGGTGCTGGTAACACCCAAGCCTCTATACCTGTGTGATAGGTACAGCCATGAATATTGTATGCGATCGCTCTCTGCTAAGTTGCAGTGGTGTTTACGTTATCAAAAACACTGTTAGCGGCAAGATATATGTCGGCGAACATCACGAAATCTATAACCTCAATGCTTTCTGTCGGAAACACGGATTATCTCAGTCAGCTATGCACAGCGTAACTACTGGAAAATACAAACAGCATAAAGGCTGGACTTGCAAGTATCTTGACTAATGATCGCGTCGGTTTTTGATAGCTTGGATTGCCTGTTCTCGCAGTGCGCTTGGTAGGCGATCCAGTCCTCTTTGAAGGACTTGCTCTCTATTTTGAGCCTCTGAACTTCCTGGAATAGTTGTAAATCCAGGTTCTGCTATTGGTTGCCCATTTACAGATGGAACACGCTTTAACTCACCTGTCACCTTGTCCCGAATAGCAACTGTTTCCTGTGGCGGAGTGTCAACAGTTAGTCCTTCTCGCTCAATTTCGCGTTGTGACAGAGAAAAAATTCGGCATCTGCACCCGAATCCATTGGGGGCGAAACACGTCTGCCAAAATGGGCTGTCTGCTGGGTAAATTTTACCATCAAGTGATAAATGTGCAGGTCGCGGCACTCGTGAATCGCCGTGCTGATAACGCCAATACGGCCTGAGCTTCAACACCTCTGGATCAGACATCTGTTTGTAGCGCCCTGCGGCGTATGCTTGGCGAAGGTTGGTCATAAAGATAATGTTCGTCCGCCATCCGCGATTCGCCGGATTCCACCCCGCCTTGTCTATCGCCTGGTCAAACCCTTTCTTAAATTCGCCATAACTGTCGCCGTTCTCTAGTCCACTCAGCACCAAGTTGTAGACATCGCCCAACAGTTGGCCAGAAGTGACAGAAGCAACCGTAAAAGCGTGGTCTTGGGCTGCATCAGCAAAGTCGTCCCAAGCGGTAGAGGGGAGAGGAGTCTTAGATTTGAAATAGGCGATAGCTTCGGTAAAGGGGAGACTGAAGGGGTCGATTTGTGCCATTTATAGAAAAAATTCCCGACATGGAGGCAAGAGCCAGGGGAGTCACTCAACCCTCTTGGTTTCCGCGTTCGAGATAGTCAAGAATGCGACGATTTTCGGACTGTAACCCGCGAATCTCGGATTGCATTTCCTGGATATTTTCTTGATGCTGCGTAACTACACCAGCCAAACTAGTAACTGTTTGGACAAGAGATGCGGTGGAACTAACTAAAACATTTACCGTATCCGTCAAAGTAGCTGTTGTTTGCTGTAACTGTTGCGTTGACTGTCGCAATTCCGCATTAACCGCAACCTGATTATCAAGTTGTTGCGACACGCGCTCTAGCGTTGCCTCGATTCGGTCTAAACGGTCGGGTTGATAATTCGTCATAATGAAAATCGGCTATGGAGCTAGGTAGGGGAGGTGCTTTTACTTAAGATGCGACTACACTTTTTTCTTTAGCTTCTTCCGTTTCTTCGCCTAACTCAAATAAATCCCGAATATCAACGTTAAGTTCTTGGCACACCTTTAGAACCCTTAAGACAGCGCCAAGATTTCTTCCATTTTCCCAATTCTGAATAGTAGTTTTAGTTAAACCAGACAACTTAGCCAAGTCGTCCTGGCTCAAGCCTTTGTTCTTTCTATATTTGGAAAGTTTAGAAATCACTCTTGGTTCCTCGTTTTTTTCAGTAAACAATTAAAGTTGTCTGACCAAATTGATGCTGATGAAGAGAGGTTGGCGTACTGCGTCGGTAGCTGTACTAGGCAAATAGTTGATAGTTTGTATAAGCTAAAAGTACTTTGATACTTATTCAGCTAATTTTACTGTTTTAGCGCCAACAACTACAGTTCCATCCAATCCTCGCCCAAAATCACGTCAATCACGTATTTATTGCGAATAAGCATAGAATTTCAATAAATTTTCAAGGGTTATCTTAAGCACTTGAAGCAATTGGCCTGTCTTCACCCTTGTCGGCTTCACAGCTTTTTTTTACAGCCGTCCACAATTCGTCAAACGTGCAGTCATAAAGCACGAGCAAATCATTGAACTGATCTATCCTCAACCTAGGTATGGTTCGCCCTTTTTCCCAATTACGAATTGTAGACTCTCCAACGTCTAATCTACTAGCAACATCAACCGTTCTAAGCTTTTTACGCTCTCTAAGTTGGCGAATATTCATAAATATATACTGAAATAAAGCGTTAAGGGGTTGACGCTTAGTATAGCAAATCTGTAGAATTAGATTTGAAAGGCGCTACCTATCTCCCGCCAAGAAGAATCGTAGCGCCTAGCGTTAACCCGTTAAAAGGTCACTTATATTATGGCTCAATCTACGATTGAAGCTCAAGTTTGTGTTGAACTTGAGGAAAACTTTCAGCGAACTCAAGTTGAACTTTCCCCAGAATTTGAGATCGACTCCGAAAAAGACGTTGATTTTGGCGAACTTTTTAGGCTGTGGAAGGGTTGGCAGTTTGTAGGAAGTTTCTACAAAGCACTAGATGGCAAGTGGATTGTTCAATCAGTGAAAGCCGAAGTCAGTGGCAAGTTTAGCACTGATGCCCAGGCAATTTTGATACTGATCGCAATCTTCGAGAATCCTGAACTGCAATCAGCATAAAACCAGAAGGGAATTTTGGACACCTCCGTTTTGAAAACGGAACTGTCACAAACTCGGTTGGTGCCGTAAACAAAGTTATTTTTGCATGGCTTTTAGAAGAGCAAGCAACTTTCCTGATGACTTTATCGCGCAACACAGAACAGGTTATAAGCGCGAAAATCAACTTGGTAAAAGCTTTCACAGAAGCGAAAAAGAGGCTAGTAAATCAAGTTCTCGTTCAACCCATATCAGAGATACCTTTGCTACCTACCCCAACAATGGACGAAATCGCGCAGTTGATTGATTTGACATTAGGGCAAGCCGGATTAGAGCCGAAATTGTTGGCGGGAGTGAAGTTGAATGCGATCGCTTTTACTAACGAGTCTTTGCCAGATGTCGCAGCACTTAAGAACTACCACTTTCAGTGGAAGCCTGCGGACATTGCGCAGTAATTCTCTCGAAAGCACCAAAGTTGACACAAGTGTCAATCATTGAACCGCACTCCCAAGTCAACTCCCAAAGCATTTTCTATACCCCTTAATACTTCTTCTGACATCCAATGACGCTTACCTTTCTCGATCTCATACCAATAAGCCGTTGAAATACCAGCTGCAGTTGCCAAAACTTGCACAGACCTGCCATCTTTTTCTCTAGACTGCTTTATCCTAGAAGCTAAATCAGGAACAATAATTTTTACTTGCTTTACAACTTCCATCATCATATTTTCTTTTGTATAACTATTCCAATCTAATATTACACTATCTTATTCCACACCAGTTGACAACATCAGTATAATACACTAGTATAGTCATGAGACAAAGAGAAGGCGCTACCGTCGGCAAAACTGAAGCGCCTCTCTAAGTCCAAACACCATTAAGCAAAAGGACATTCATATTATGACTCAAACAATGATTGAGTCTCAAGTTTTCGCGCAACTTGAGCAACGACTTCCCGCTAGCTACGAAATCGACTGCGACAATGATCCTGATTTCGGCAATCTGTATCGCATCTGGAATAGCTATAACTTGTGCGGCACATTTTACCAAGACATGGACGGCTACTGGATTCCACAACCAATTAACTGCGATTTTCGCCCTCGCTTACAGTCCGAATTGCAAGCACAACTTGTAATTATTGCAGTCTACGAGAATCCCTGCCTGCAAACAGAAGTTTAAGTTCTCCCATCACTTATGAGGCACTGTTATGTGCCTCTTTCTTGTTCTTACTTTAAATTTGGTAGAGGGCAAAATGTTAATTCACGATTGGAACAATCACGCGATCACGCAGCTAGCTGAAGTCACAAAAATTGCGAAACATGATGTACCATCCGGCTACGTTAATGCAACTCAGATGTGCAAAGCGTGTGACAAGCAATTCAATGCTCCGGGAAAGCTAAATAAAATTACAAATACCCGCTCATGCCCTGCCTTGAAGAAAAAGACCTATCTGCACTTGCCCAACACCACATTCAGGCACAGAAAGCGAACATAGTTAACCAGCGGCAGCGACTTACAGAAATCGAAGCAGAGTTGAACGCTCTTAAATCTAACCCCGCAGCCGATTCTATGCGGCTACGTGAAGTGGAAAACGCGCATCGTGACCTTGAATATCACCTTAACGGACGGGTCGAACGCTCCAAGCTAGAAGAGGAAGCTGCCGAACTTCAAAAAAGTGGATTAAAGCCAGACAGACTTCAGAAAATCGAACAAACCCTCACTGCGAGCAGTACCAGCTTGCTTAAAGACCCTGATTTGGATGTAGCAGAGGAGCGTGTCAAAGTCATGGAAGCACTTTACACTCAACGACAGCATCTTGTTTTTCAGGACACAGCGCACGACACAGATAAAGATGGTAACCCAATTCCTCGTTATGCTTCAGTTTTTGGCGCTCCCACTATCAACAAAATGAGAGAAATTGGTCAGAAAGAAATTGCTGAAGAATTGATACTCCGTTCAGTTTCTCATGTGATGAACGGCGAATCTTCCAAAAATCCGAGTGATTACTTGGATGCGACTCACATAGAAGTCAAGAAGTCCCTGTCTGATGGCACCGAACATCATCATATTCATAATAACGTTCATGTAGACACCAACGGCAGGGTAACTCCAGCAAGCGTTCGCTACTTTCGCAATCCCAAAACTGGTGACATTGAAATGGAGGTGATTCCTGAGTATTGGAATTCAGCAAAGCACGGCAAAAATACGCAGTTTATAGAGCTTATGGACGGCGCTCATAGTGGGGATGATACTGCAACCCACCTGCATTACTACAAGTTTAAGGACAGCGAATCAGCCACCATTAAGGAGAAAATCAAATCAAAAGTCACTGAAATTAACACTACTAACGCTACAAAGTCCGCAAAGCTAGAAACTGAACTTATTGAATTAAGAGAGCGCAAGCAAGACCCCAAAACTTACGAAACTAAACTGCAAGGTGAAATCGCTCTGGCTCAATCCAAAATCGCATCTCATGACGCAGATGAAGCGAAATATACTACTCTCAACAAAAATGGTGTCCCAGTCAAAAACAAGGGACTTACACCTGACGAAGAAAAGGAGCTACAAGATACTAGAGAGCAGCGCAAAGCACTGCAAAAGTCTCTAGATAAAACCCAGAAGGCTCTCACCGAACATCAGACTTTTATAACCCTCGAATCTGACTTGCAGCAGTGGAAATCTGACAAGGTGACACTGGAATCTCAAAAGAATGCAATCAAACTTAATGCTAGGTTCCCTGATGCCAATGGCTATCCTGATAAGGCGACGGCTAAAGCGGTTAGAGATAAGCTACGACAAGATGCTGATAACCTAAATACCAAAATCCAAACCAATCAAAAACTTTTGCGAGACAAAGGTTCAGTTGACCAGCAAATCCACGACAAAACCGCCAAGCTTCTTGAAGCAGAGAAACTTTCAAAATTGAGTGAAGCAGACGCTCTAGCACTCTACGAAAAAACCAACGGTTACTTTAGTTTTGACAAAGGACACCAAGAAAGTCAGGATTATTCCAAATCCCGGCCAAGAATGAACTCTGAAATCCACAAATACAACGCTCGTCAGGCTATATCCGTTCTTGAATCTTCACACGGTGCAGATGCTATGAAAGAACTGCAAAGATTGGCTGAAAACAGCTACAAACGCAACCTTTTATACAACGCTGAAACTATAATGAACAAAGTAGCTGGGACGTTATCATGAGAAGCTTTTGGTTTGAATTTGATGGTGATAAACTCGAAATTATATTCCGCCTGATTAAAAATGGTAGATGGTGGTATAACAGCGAAACTGGAAAAAAAATAGGAGTAAAGTTTGACTACCCTTATCCAGAAAATGATGATGAAATTGTAATTAGTTTCGTTGACCTAGAAGATTTCGACCCTGCAGTTCAGTCAATGCTGTTCCAATCCCTCAAGCTGGATGCCCCGGAATTTGGTTTAACATATTCCTAGCAGGCAAGAAAAATATATGACAGTATTGTTTACCTTTTGGTGTCGGTAAGTAAGCTGGATTATCGCTGTCGGGGTTGCGCGTTTGCAGTCCCTGTTGAAGCAATAGCTTGTTAACTGACCGTGCGCTCCAACTCGTCTCACCGCAGTCGGATAAAATTTGTGCAAGTTGGGTGGGCGATAATAATTCGTCCTCGACTGGGACGGCTAAAGCACTTTTCGCAGCTTCAATCACCGCTGTATATTGTGGATGCTGTTTAGCGATCGCATTCGCTTTTACCCCCGCAATGAGGTTGGGGTTGATGTCGGTATTTTGGAAAATTAGGCTGAGTACTTCTGAGATTTCCGAAGGTGTTGGTGGTGCGGGTGGTAATGCAGGTTGTTCTGTTGAGGCTGAAATAACTTGAGCTTGTGGTTGTTGTTCTGCCTGCGGTAATTCGTATTTACCAGTTCTAACGATACTAGGAATAACTTCAGAGGTTAGCCACTTTTTGAACCGTTTTGCCTGCGCTTTGCGGCTAGTGAGGACTAATGAATATAGTCCAGATTGGTTAATCGCCCAAAAATCTTGATTTGAGGCTGACCCTAAGTATTGTTTAGGGTCAAGAAGTTTTTTCTCGTCTTCATCTAGTCTTGCGATCGCTGACGATGGATTGCTATGTTCTAGCACTCCGCAAACATCAGCTGCTACCCACCAAGGGTCTATTGGCGTACCAACAAAACGGACTTCTTTAGACTCAAACTGAAAAACTGTTAAATCGCTCATTTTTATGCCCTGTTTTTTGAAGCGAATAATTTATCTGCGGAAAATCCGCAGATAAACGAAAAACCGAAATTGATTAAACCTGCAAGTAACTAGCGACCACAGCTAAGTGCGCTTGGTCTGAGGTGTTCAAGGCTGGGCGAAAATCATCACGGTTACAAGGCATTGCTATCCATTTACCGTCTAAATTTTCATAAAATGTACCAAGTAGTTTCATCCCATCCCAAACGCGATAAAGCGCACCAAATATATCGGCGATAGAATCAATTTCGGTTTTGGTGATCGCAGCTTTGATTTTGATATCTGTAAAATCTGGCGCAATTAACTGGGCTTGGTAGTAAATACTATTGTCAAGCTCAAATTGCGCGTTAGCGAAGCTTTCTTTATGAATCGCTTGTGAGTCGAATGCTGTTTGAGACATAATTATAGCTAGACCTTTCAACGGGTTAAACAGCCGCTTTACTCTCGTGTCCTGAGAAAACTAGGGAGTTAAGCGGCTTGTTTTATTATCACTCAAGCTATCCAAGTAGTCAAGTACTTGACTAAACAAAGTACTATGCTAGTTTGATGTACAGGGTAGTTGACTATAAAATTAGAAGTAGTGGTAATTATGAAAGCCGTGAAAGTAACAGTAAACATATCTCGCTTTTGGCGAGAGGGCATGACCGTTATTCAAGTTGCCAAAGACCTAGATATGAATACTCGTTCAATCACTGCCCTCAAGAAAGGGACAGAGAAGGGTGACTGGGCGACACTAGTCAAGCTGTCTCGATATTTTCAGGTTCCGATTGACGATCTGTTGCAAGTCGATATTAGCGATACAGAAGCCCGACAACAAAAAGCGAACGCCTCTTAATTAGAAAGCGATCGCCTCATGAACTAACAAACAGATCCACAAACATTACAAACAGCGATCCGCACTTTACAATTAAAATATATAGTTAGCAGCTTCATCAGCGACTTTACTCTTAGCAAGGCGAAGGCGCTGCTTTTGCCTTCAACTGGGACATATCACTTGGTAACGTAACTTTGTAACCGCCTGGAGACTCCCTAGAAATTTTTTGCATATTTTCCAGGTATCCATCCAATTCTGGGTGAGACAAATAAGACCCTTTTAGACCATGCGCCTCATCCAGCGCTTGCTTCATTTCACTCCAAACTCTTGAGCGCTCAAGAGTTAGCTGCTCATAGGAGTCTGAAGAAAAGTTTTTGGTGGAATTGATTTCTGTTACCAAAGCATTCAAATCCTCGACTGACTTACGATACTTTAATACAGCTTGCAGGGCTGAAGAATCTGCGGCGAATTGGACTTTCTCGCCATCAGTTAGCTTACTGATATCCACCGTGCTTAATTGACTTTGAATAGCTGTTAACCCGGAATCGGGACGAACGGGAGTTACATTAACTTGAATATCTCTAAGATTGTGTTTTAGTGCTGGCTCGCTTGTTACTGTAGTTTTTGTTGAAGCGGTTAAAAGTTTTTCTAACTCCTGAATGTTATTGGCTGCATTGGCTTTACTGGAAACACCTCGCTCTAATTGCAGCGCCAAAATCAGCGAAAGGGCGAAAGGGCTGTTTTTATACTTTCGCTGTAACTGCTCAACTGTTGCTTTATAAGCAGCAGGAGTAGTCAAAGACAATAACTTAAGTTTGCTAATATCTCGGATTAAATTTCTAGCAACAGAAGCATGCCCCCCATCTTCAAGCTCATTCTCAATATGTTTTCGGATTGCCTCAGTTTTTATATCCGGCATATTGATAAACCTGCCGGTAAGAGGGTCGCGCCACCGCCCGCGACTATCTACGAGGAGAGACCCGGAAGTTGCTTCTTTTTTTTTGAAGCTGCAAAAGAAATTGTTTCGCTTTCTACGAACTCCGCACCCCTAACTTCCTCCAGTACCTCCCACCTACCCGCAGCCTCACTCGCAATCAACGCTTGTCCCATCACTTCCGCGAAACTAGTTGTGTCAAGGTCGGGGTAAAGTTGAATAATGCGCTCTTGTGCTTCTGCGAAATTGCTACTGTTTGCGATCGCGTCCCTAACTTGCTCAACCCAACTATCGATAATCGGTGCGGTGCGTTTCGCTAACTGCTCGGTGTAGCGGTCAATTCCATCCTTCTCAAGCTCTGTAAAATTTGATGCTATTGGCAATGATTGAGAAGTTGAGAGGTTCAGCGGTTGACGACGATATTGTTCCAAACTGCTCAGTGTAACCTCAATTATCCCCCCAAAAAACGACCCTGGCATTTCTTGAAGATAAGCTTGACGGGCAACATCAATGTTGCCATAGCCAAGCATATATTTGTGTTCGTCAAAATCGCCATCGTCTGACAGTTGGCGCACTTCGTACACTGCATCGCTCCCCCCTGGCTCCAGATTAAGCAATCCGGGATACAGGTAGCAATCAAGCGCCTCGTCATCCGCACCTACGTACCCCCGTATATGTCCGTATCCAGAACGCAGCTTTTTACTGGTTCTGCGACCGGGGAACCGCACCATACCAGGAAGGTATTCCACCCCTATTGATAATCCCTGCCACTTAAGAACTCGGTCGATAATGCTACCAAAATCCAGCGTTTCAGCCATATCCGTTGTGTCGGATACTGGAGTGTTATCAACGCCAGAATTAGCTAAAAACTGGTCTGGTGTTACTTCTTGACTTTGCTCTTGTATCGGCTCATAATCATCGCCGTACACCTCCTTCACGGCTTCGGGCTTAAGCTTAAAACCCATGTCAAACAAAGTTTTATCGCGTTGTGAGCGACTGTTTAAATCCTCCTGTTCCCCAAAATCCCGCCATACTCGCGGGGGTTTGGCATTGGGTAAGTTGTACGCGGTTATCCACTTCACTAACGTCCGGTTTAAAGTATCCGAAAGCAAGTCAGCGTCAGCCTTCGCTAGTCTTTGACTCACCTTGTCATGTGTTTGTGCGGCTGCATAACTACCAGTACTACCCATCTCGGTGCTAAGGGTTTCACCTAGTACTGCCTTACTAATCTCGCTGTCCATGTATTCAGCAAGGTCTTTGTAGGTAGAAATTGAGCCACTGCGAGCAGCTTCGAGCAGCGTAATGCCCAGCCCTTCCGGCACGGCCACGCCAGCATCGGTTGCGATCGCATTCAGCGCTGCGAGCAAAGTACTTTTCTGCTCTTGGGTTGCACCACGCGGGTACGTACCAATCGCGGTGGGGGAAGCAAACTTATCAACGAACTGTAACCAGAATTTAATATCCTGTTTCTTGAAAAAAACATTCCACCATATGGTTCGTCCAACCCCTGCACCGTAGGGGTTGTCATCATTTGCACCAAAGGAATGCACAAAAAACTTGCGTGGGTACATCTGCTGCACAGCCTCCCCATGAACCATATCTTCTGGTGTGAGCAATCGCATTTCCCAACGTCCGCTTGTTTGATTCACCCCAAACGGAAACCGCTGCTGGTTGCGGGTCTTTACCTGCGCGGGAAATATCTCGCTTCCGTCCTCATTCCAGATAATTTCGGCTGGCTTGTAACCCTTTAAAACTGCATCGAGCAAGTTGTAACACAGCCCATCAAACCCAACTGATACAACATCCTGGTCTTCAGCACGGGCCGCTAGGTGGGTGAGGTGATATCGCACCATATCAGCCGCTTTCTTATCTGCCTGCGCACTGCTCGCCGGTTCGACTTTCCACTCGCGAGAAACCACTGCTAAGTAACGCTTTTGCAGCACAGAATAGGCGTGTCCGTCCTTTTTTAAATCCTCGTAAGCTTGATACTGCCCGTACCCGCGCCCTTGTAAAACGTCGTCCGGGTTCATGTAAGTCAAGCCCGTAAAGGCGTTGAGATACAGCGTATGGTCGCGTTTAATTGAAGCGATTTCAGAGCTTTGGTTACGGGGCAGTGGCATTTTTTACCCTACAGTTCCCGCTACACCAACCCTTGACAAATGCGGACAGCCGTATTTTGGAGATCCGCTGCACCATTCTAAAAAATGCGGGCAGCCTTGTTGGAAGATCCTAAAATTTGGACGACATTTTTGGTGGAAGGCTGCCCGCATTTTTCTACGAAAACCCTCCCAAAAATTTAGACGACTTTCTTGCGAAGTTGGACGGGACAGAAACTGACAAAAGCCCACTTCGCGCTTTTTCGTTGACGGCTGTCCGCATTTGGTGACTAAGAACCCGGAGCCGTAGTCACTGGAAAATTTATCAGCGACTACTGAGAATCAATAATCACTTAATTTTGTTGTACTGCGTGTACGTCCGATTGACTCAAACTCTATTGGCTTCGCCTGTGCTGCGAACCCGTACACGCAGGCATCGCCAACGTTAGGCGAGCGATGCAGACGCTGTATTGTCTTCTTTTTATCTTCAATCTTAGTTTTCCCGGTGGAGGTTTCCTCATAGTAGGTTCCCGCTAAATCCTCCATCAACATTTCTTCGATATCTCCCAGCGGAGCTTTTCGCAATTTCTTCATTGCGAAAAGCTTCTCGCAGCAGCCAATAATCCTCAGCTTTGCGATTGGCGTACAGTGCAGGTTCGTCGGGTGCTTCCCCCCAATGTCTTCCAACTGCTTGATATTCCTCTTCAAGCATCGCCGACAAAGCCCCTGCCCCAACACCAATAATATCCACCATCACAACTCCGCCATTAGTTTTAATCAACTTTGCGCCCGCACCTGCAGCTCGCGAAACATCGAGCCTATCGCCTTTGGTAGGAATTGTCGCAGCTACATATAGCACTGCTCCGCGCCAGGATGCAGTTGCATGGTCGTCACCACCGTCCCCCACGTCAAGTCCATGTCGCCAGAGGTGATAGTTTGCCATTTCATTCCACCGTGCGGGGTCAGCATCGTAGCGAGCGCGGGCAGCCAAAAACCACGATCGAGGCACTATTGATTGCTCGCTATCGACTGGGAATAGCCCCTCAACTCGGCTTTGCCAAAACGCCGAAGATTCAGATTTTTTCCTGCGAACATTCTCAATCCAAGATATCGACACAGCCCCAGGGACAACATCTCGCTCACACCAATCGGCCCAAAGCTTTGAGTCCTTGACCTCGCCATCAAAGTCTAATATTTCTACTGCTACTTCGGGTTTGAGCCGATGGTTGCCGTCGTGACGTTTCTCGTAAGCCCAGGCAACATTAGGATGCGACCACGCGGCAATGCGAATATGCGATCGCACACAGGCCCGTTGAAATGAGCCGCCCCCTTGAATGGGGTTGCCAATTCGTAACATCCGGTTTTTCGCTCCCGTGGTGCAGGATTCCGCACCATTGTCAATTTCTTCCGAAATGCCGCAGGCCTCATCCTCAATTACCAGCAGCGCGTCGTTGTGGATACCCTGAAAAGCGTTTGAATTGGTGTGGCTAGCTGTAAAACCAAAGCCCCGCGCTTGTTCGGAGACGCGAAGAAATTTCATGCCAAATTCACCTGGAAGCTTTAACCTCCCGCGAACTTTGCGAATTTCACCCCAAATAATTTGCTCAACTTGACGGTCAGTTGGCGCAGTGGTAATAACCAATCCAGTAACTGCATAAATCCACCATAAGCACAACCGGGAAGCCAAAAAACTTTTACCTGCACCATGACAAGCCTGTACATTAGTTTCGCGGTTATCCCGAACAGAAAGACATATTTCTTTCTGTTTGTCCGTCAAAATTTCCAATAATTCTTTTTCGATAAAGCCTATCGGGTCTGTCGCATAGCAAGAATAATCAATCTCACTTACTACTTCTAACCCCAACTCAATAGCGCAAGCTTCGGCAAATTCCTCCCGTGCCTTTACGCTCTTTCTTGCCACTTGCTGTTCAATGCGCGAATAAAGTCAGCAGGGGCAATCCCTAGTTCAATTGCCATATCAGCAAGGTCAGATGCAGTTTTTGGCACGAGCCGATTGTGTAGTTCAACTAATTTAGCGATCGCACCCGCCACACCTTCAGCCGATTTGGGTTCGGCAACGTGCAAATCGCCACTCAGCTTGGTGATGGCATCCTGAATTATCTCAATCTCGTCAATACTTTGCACAGTGAGGCTTCTAGCCCTGATTTGGGGTTTCTGGGGTGTACCCTGAAACGCAGACCTAGAAACCCCAGAATCCTTACCCTTCTTCAGCGCCGCCCATCCCTCAGCCGAGGCTCGCGCTTCAATCGTGCTTTTGCCCACGCCAAACCGTAAGGCAAGACTGGCATAGGTTTCAGCTTCCTCCAAATATGCTTTTTTAATTTCGTCCCACTCGATTTTTTTTGGCACTTAACTTGCGACTAACCCTACTTCCACCCTACAATTCCCGACCTCTTCAGAAATCAACGCATCAATTTGCTTGCCAAACCGAAAAGTTTTGTAGTCTCCGCACTCCAAACAATCCATTTCAAAACGACGAACGGATTTTAACAAGGATATCAACAGAGCTTTTTTCCCTATGAGTTCGCAATGTTGATTAGAAAGCTCAATCAAATCTGTATCTGAAATAGTCATAGTTTGTTAATATCGCAATTTTGTAAAAATACAATACTTCCGAAGACATAATTGTTAACTTAATTAAGTTTCCCCCAAATTGCTGAACAGCCCAGACAAGGTGCGACAATGACCGCAGAAAACTACTGTCTACGGGTGTCGCAGGGTATGAATAAGTACGAAGTTGCAGATTACTTACGGGTTTCAACAAAAACCGTTGAGCGTTATGTCAAATCGGGCAAACTAAAAACGGTCTATGTCGCCGGAAAAGCCATGTTTGAAAAAGAAGATGTGATGGCACTTGAAGAAGAACTTAAAATGCCTGTACATAGGGCAATTCCAGTCGAAGATAACAGGATGGAGACAACCGAGACATCTCAATTGTCGCTGTCTGTCGCTGCTGGCGAACGCATAATTTTGATGCAATTAGTGCAAGAACTTATCGAGGAGCAAAAAAACAAACGTCTGTATCAAAAGTTAACAATCACAATTGAAGAAGCAGCTAAAATATCGGGATTCTCAAAAAAAGGATTGCTTGAAGCTGCAAAAGCTGGAAGATTTATTGGTGTGAAGCAAGGGGGTAGCTGGAGATTCAGATATATCGACCTTGTGGCTTTTGTTGACTCGCATTTTGTCGCGACAGGGAACGTTCAAGGTAAAGACTTAACAAACGGAAATGGAAAATTCTTGTCCAACAACTTGTCCTAACCGTCGGCGAAATGGCATTCATTTGCGCTTTAGTAAGCGCAGTATACACCTAGACCCTTTCGAGTTTTTACTGTGGGCACTTTTGTTTTTGCCAGTTGGAGCAACGATTCAAGAGTCTTGGTCAGGAAAAGTTAAATTTGATGAATCAATACGACGGATTGGAGTAATCTCAGCGCTAGGAACATTAATTCGCACCTCTCCCACCGAGCAAATTTATAATTTTCTCAGTAAGTTTAACATCGGCGGGGCAAAGGAATAATGTGGCAGGATCAGGATGGATCAGACTACTTAGAAGATGGCTTCGCCGATGGCACCGCAAACGAAAGCCTGACTACCCACACGTCCTTAAGCGCTGGTATACCAAACGTGGGGCAATCCTCCAAATCGAACGAAGCACCCCTGGATCAAGAGCAACACTGCGAATTGTTAGGTCACAAGAATCCGATTACCTACTCGTCCTTGATTACCTGTGTGAACTACAAGCTGATTTTATTGGGGAATTCAACGGAACAATTGTCACTCTCAGAGCGCGTCCGCACCCTACTCCTATGCAAACTCATCGGTTTGCTCTCTTTTCAATTACCCCAAGTGGTGCTAGTCACCTCATTGATGCTTGGGATGTTGATTTGGAAGGATTTGCTTATTCCTCCAGCACTCGAACGCGACTATCAGCAACTCGTGCAATACTCCAAGTTGCATTTGCTTGCCTCCGAGAAAAAGAGTTAAGTAATTTTGATTGGGTGGGAATTTTAGAGGAGAAGATTCGCGCAGAGGTTGGCAACCCCAACCACCGAATCAACGCCACCTTATGTGAGAAATTATGACGAACTCTCAACTCGCTTTACTTCTAGCAATCGCTATTACGCAGACTTCAGCCACTCGTAAAATTGTCCCTGCAAGTAATCGTCCATCGAAATAGAGGCTAATTCCCAAGCTTTTTTAATATCCTTCTCTTCCCCAAAATCAGCAAGCAAATTTACAATTAGTTCTAAAGGAATATCTATACTTTCTGATAATAATTCAACTCCTTGTGCTAAAAATAGCAATATTTCTTGAATTTCTAACCTCAGACTAGAAGCGGCATCAATTAGAGGAATCCCATCTAAATAAATGAGTGCTAAAGCCTTTCGTGCCATTGGAGGGCTTATTTTTATAATCGCTTTTTCAACCTCTAACCAAATTTGTTCAGCCGAAGCAAAAATCATGCTTTCTCTCGCTGGTAGCGCATCCCCAAGTTTTAAATCGTCGCTGCCAATCGGCATATCTAAACGTAGTTGATTGTTTCGATTAGTAACTGCTATTTCTATTTCCTCAAACATTTCTGTTGATATTTGTAGCTCTTCAATTAATTCTTTTTTAGTAGGAATCCTGCCAAGAGTGCGTGTCATTTTACGGCTAGCTTTTTCTTTCTTAGTCGCCAACTCTTGATATTTTCTGTGCAACCGTACTACCGAAACTTTATCACGCAAGTAATGCTGAATTTCTCCGCGAATATACGGCATAGCAAAGCTTGAAAAGTAATCATTTAGCAGTGGGTTGTAACGTTCAACCGCTTTTGTTAGGCCGATTGTGGCATAACACAGCATATCCTCGTAGGGTTGATTTGAGGAATTAACAGCCACGTGTGCGACTTTTCTTGCCAAGCCAATATTGTCTTCTACTAAATAGTTCCGAAGTGACAAAGAGCGAGTTTCAAAAAATAGTATAAAAATATTTTTCATAATACTAATGCCAGCAAGTAGAACCAAACTGGCATTGGAACGACTAACTAAAAAACCGTAGGATTAAGTAATTTTTTATAAAGTTTGGTATTTTAAGAGTGTGACTTATAACACTTAGTCCACCAGGCATAACCGCTACACTAACCCTTGACAAATGCGGACAGCCGTCAACGAAAAAGCGCGAAGTGGGCTTTTGTCAGTTTCTGTCCCGTCCAACTTCGCAAGAAAGTCGTCTAAATTTTTGGGAGGGTTTTCGTAGAAAAATGCGGGCAGCCTTCCACCAAAAATGTCGTCCAAATTTTAGGATCTTCCAACAAGGCTGCCCGCATTTTTTAGAATGGTGCAGCGGATCTCCAAAATACGGCTGTCCGCATTTGGTGACTAAGAACCCGGAGCCTTGTTGCGGTTATAGGTTTACATCGAAATCAACCCCAGAGTAGATACCGGGGCTGTTTTTATAAAAGTCGTTTTGCTAGAGCATCCGCCAAATAGTCTTCAATCCCCATTCCCGCAGCGGCAGCTTGAAGCTTAATCTCTGCTAAGTGCTTCTCTTCATTCCGAATTGTATACGTTTCAAGCGCGGTACTCGTGCAGTTGGTTATGCTTTTCTTGGTTGCCAAACTGGCAATGACCATTCTTAAATAAAGTTGGGCTGGCAACTCTGTGGTAGAGATTCGTTTCGACTGAATTTCCTCTAATCCCCCTACCGACTGAAGCGCTTCAATTAATTTGTCTATATCAATTAGCATAAAATTAGTATAATATTTTGGTGCATATTATCATAGTACGCACAACAAGAGAATGCCCGGTGCGTGTCAGCGCACCAGGACTTCCCAAGCCGTAGAATCACCTACAGAAGGGCACTAACATCATGACACCCCGCGAACTACAAACCAAGTGGGCAATATCACGAACTTTACTACCAGCTATCCTCGGTAAGGGATACCGCAGGATTGATGATTATTTGGCAGGTAGCTGCGAGATTCCAGATTCAGTACGGTCACAATGCTGGCTAATTGATTTTTATCTGTCGCATGGTGGTAGCGTACCAGATTTTATAAAGTTACAAATCCGCAACTATTGCGCTGATTAATAAACATAAAATTCGTTTATAACTTCGTAGAACCCGGAGGCCGGGTTCTTTTATTTTAAGTATGTACAACACAACTGCAACGTGTTTCAACCACATAGCAGTTGTGTTGCATCAAACTGCAACACTAAATCAACAGCAGTGCAACATGAATATTTTCAAATACTGGAGTCCAGAAACCTACTCTCAGCGCATTTTCAGCCCTTTTACCAATCCCGCAAAGATTGGGCAGTAATTTTGAGATGCGATCGCACTTCGATATGGCGGTGGGAGCGAGAAATTATCCGCTTGGTGTTTCCGCTTTTGAAAGAATATCGAAAATCAAAATTTCTTGACAATTATCAGCGCTTTATCCTGGGATTGATTCACGCGCAGCGGCAAGGATGGTGTGACGGAAAAAAGCGCGAGTACGACGAAATCAAGGACTGGCTAAAGCAATCTCACACGTATCTAACAAGACAACAATTCAACAACTGGCTTGAAAGTCAATAACCAGGAGCAAATCATGTTTAGTCGCCAAGAATTATTTGAATTTTTCTCAAATTCGTACACACCTGCGCAGGTAGTAAGGGCACTTACCGAACTTGCCAAGTACGATACTTCCATTGACCCAGAAGCGAGTGAGTTTCCAACGGAAATAACTGAACAGCTAGAAGGGGCTTTTGAAATAACAGAAGCAGCTGTAAAAGAATATCGCCAAATCCAAGAATCAAACCTTGCCCAAACCCAAAAAATGGCAGTTGAATTAGCATCCGCAAAAGCCCAAAACCTGAATCCACAGATATTCAACGCAATGGTTGAAATTGTTGTTGAAGGTGCTGTAAGTCAAGCGGCAACTTTACACCAGATGCAGCGTGCCGCATTTTCGGGTACGATGTCACACCTCAATGCCCAATTTTTAGGCGAGCAGCGCGATTTATCGGTACAGCAAATTGAGGCAATGACAAAGCTTTTAAATGAGCCTGAAAAGTTAAAACAACTACTTGAAGAATTTGATGTTAAACCGATTGAACAAACCGAACTAGACTTACATACCGTTATCAACGAAGAAACTTTGGATTTTGACGCAGACGAATTTTTGTCAGAGGTAGCAACCGGAAAAAAGCCGCGTATTATCCCCAAAACAGCGAAAGATACCAAAGCATTGGTCAAAAATTTGATAAAAAAAGCTTCACTGAGAGTGGCTTCATGAAGTGGCTTAATCGCAACCCGATGTTTCCAATAATGTTCTTTGCTGGCTGTGTAATATTTGCTTTATCGCGTTCGACAATTGAGGCTAATATGCAATCCTCAAATATGGTACAAGCCGCAAATCGCAGTAAATCTGAAAAAGAAAAGCAAATTGATATTTCAGAAGCATTACTAGCTAAACAAGAACAAATTGCGGCATCAAGGTTCCGTAATGGCTGCATCATGGTTGTCGCTCAAATTGCCCCAAATAAATTTACTGGATTAACAGAAGGTTTGCCAGTGATAGACCAGGTGCGTAAAACTCCCCTTGCTCCCAACAATATCGTCTGCGACGCAAATGGTGGAACTGCGGTAATCGTTCGCAGCCAATCAAAACCCGTTGTTGGGGAGGTATTTTTTACAGGCAACTTACAACTAATTGAAAAAGCCAAAAAACGTGCCAATGCACGCTACGTCTTACCCAATCAGTAATTTCAACAAACAACACATGGTTAGAACAAATCGGCCACAACAACAACGGCTTGACAAAACTCGCGCATTACTCAACGTTTTTATTTTCTGTTTATTAATTGCCGGATTGTGGTTTGTCTGCCTCAACGTATCGCCTTATATAAAGTTCGTGACGATTTTATCACAAGGCGTTTTCAAATTTGACAGCAACCTTGCTTCTTTAAGCATTTTGCTAATATTTGGCACTTGCTTCTGGGCTATTCTTCAATTTTTGCAGTTATTCCCAATCCTATTATTTAGCAGCGAAAAATTCATGAAGTCGCTGATTACAAAGTCAGACACTCGCCAAAAAGTAAATATTAGAGACGGTGACGAGGCAGTAGTAGTAAAGATGAAAACTGTCTACAATGCCCTTCCCGTTTCATTCGTGGCAAATTTAGAAAAACTGTGCGTTGTCTCTTATTTAATTGATTTCATGGTCAATTCAATTATCAATTCGCCCATCAAAGGTGGAATTGAAATGATAGGAGATATGTTGCTTTACGGAAGATTTGAGTTAATAAACTGGGGAAACGTTTTTCTTAATTTGCAAACAATATTCGCTGTTGAGTTTATTGTCCTGATGTTGATTTGGACATTTAGTTTATTATCCGCAACACAGCCGCAACGATGACCATGTTTAACCCTAAAGGACGCACAGAACGGGATTCAGAAGAGTGGGCAATTGAAGCATTGAGAGGCACCCGCAACGGCAACCTTCAATACGTCGTGATTCTAGGAATACTAGGGAGCGTAGCAATTGTGCCATTTGCAGGCGTACCAATGGGGATTTTTAGCTTTGTCTGCTGCTTGATGTTTTCATTATCATCGGCTTCTAAGTCGCAGCATAGCCAAGCAGCAGTTCACGAATTTGGATGTTTTGCTCACGCCCTAGAAGGCAGTAAATTCCATGCTTTTAGGGCGCAGGTTGGAGATGAAGAAATCGTTGCTCAATGCCAGTGGGCACGCGAGAATGGTTACCCCCTCAGTAGCGATGCATCTGAATTTTTGGCTCAACAAAAAATTGTTAACATAGAAAGCGTCTCTATGACATCAAACACCTCAGAAGAATACACATCACTCACAGCAAGGTTGCCTGACCAGCCAGAAAAAGCAAAGTCTGCCACCGTTCCGAATCTCCGTGGCGACATGAGCGCAAAAACTCAATTCTCAAAGCAAATTCCGAACCTTACCCGCAGTATTGCTGAAAATCTAAAAAACACCCTAATCGTTGGTGTTCCAGGGGTTGGCAAAGACTTATTCCTCTCCAATGTGCTGCGAGATGTTCGTAGTCTACACCCCAAAGCCACAATATTTTTTATCGACCCCAAAGCCGATCCGAAAGAGGTCGGCTACTTTGACGGCTGTGTCGATTATCCTTTCCACATGAACATAGCAGAAGAATCACCACAACAGGTTTGTGATTGGGTTTGTGAGTGCCTCGAAGAATTTGAAAGCTTTGATGCTGGCACGGAGCTAAAAATTCTTTGCTTTGGTGAAATTGCTGCAACCATGAAACTTCTCGGCACCATCAAAGGTGCGGCCCAGTTACTCAAAGCAAAATTTGTTAGCTACTCAAGTTCAGGTGATTCACGCGGCATCAAATTTATTGCCTCTTCCCAAAATGCCCATACCGATGGCATTGGCTTTAACGGCGGTGAGCGATCTATTTTTACACCTATTGTGTTGATATCGGCGGCACAAATCCCCGCGTCCGAGCAGATTCTCAAAGCCCAGATTATATCAAGTGACAAACGTTTATCTTCTACTGAGTTAGAAACGCTATGTAAAAAATCTCCTGTTGGGCGTGCTATCTACCACGGGGGATTCAATCAGTGGTTTCCTATGCCGGAGCTTCCCAACTACTCTGGCTACAACCGCGATACCCGCAGCTTTTCAAACCAACAAACTGCTCTGCTGGCAAAGCTAGAAGCAACACAAGAAACCACTGTCAACGAGTTTGTAACGAATGAATTGGGATTAAGTGGAGATAAGGCAGAAAAAATGCTTACTGCTGTTGCAGAAGTTTTAGAGCAAGAGAAACGCAAGTCTTTAATTGCAAAGTTTAAATCCAATGTCAAGCCCTAAAACTGGCCACATCTACTTTATCCACGCGGTAGGCACAAGCCGATACAAAATTGGCTTGACCACCCGCAGCGTAAAGGAGCGACTTGACGAACTTAACTCCTCACAGTCGGCTTACCCACTTCAGCTAATAGCAAGCGCCAAGTTTTCAAACGTCTGGATTTAGTCGATAAACCACTCACAGCAATGGTTCTTCTTGACTTGCAAGGGTATGCTACACACCTGACTACCCTGACCCTCAAAGAACGCACCATTCGCCGTAAAATCAACTCAGTCAAATCGCTTTTTTCCTTTGCTGCCAAGCTGAATTACATCCGCTTCAACATTGCAGCAGCGCTACGATTGCGCAAAATTGAGTACACCATTGCCCACCGCATTCTGCCACAGCGGGAGATATTGAAGCTCATTAACACAGCTGCACCCGGACGCGATCGCACTTTACTAAAATTGCTGTAAGCCACCGGAATGCGTGTATCCGAAGCGTGCGGTTTGAACTGGGAAGATTTTCTCGAACGTAACGACGGCGCAATGCAGGTATCAATTTTTGGGAAAGGGGGGAAACGTCGGGTGGTTCTTGTGCCCGACTCGGTATGGGTGGAGTTAGAGACATTGAGGGGAGTCCAAAGTGGCGAATCTCCCGTATTTTGCAGTGTACGAGGGCATCGACTTGACCGCAGTGCTGTACATCGTATTGTCAAAGTCGCGGCCATCAAGGCAGGGGTAAACCCAAAAGTGTCGTGTCACTGGATGCGGCATTGCCATTCAGTACATTCACTAGATAGAGGCGCTCCTATGAAACTACGCTCCTGA